TACATATTACTTTGACCCCACCCCCTACTAAAATATTTATTTGACCCCACCCCCTGACTTTTTCGGATGAAGAGCCATGCGTTCGGCGCATAGAAAACACCCCCCGTAGGAGTCCCAAAACTAAAAAATGGGGGTATAATATTTATAAATTCCTGTGAGAAGGACTTTGGGGGCTTAGGCCCCCTTTTTTAGTAAAAAAACTCTTTACACATAAAAAATATTATATAATTTGGACATGGACACGTATATTCCTGAAATTGAAGCAGATATTGCCTTGCCGAAGAACGCGCAAGACGCATTCCCGTCCCTAACACCCCAAGAAGAACTCAACATGCGGGCCAATGTTGTTGCTTTAATGTCAGAATTAACTGGACAGGCTATATCTCCTACCCAAGATAACGTAGAGGAAGCAAAAAATCTAGCCAGGCAGATGGCAGAGAACCCCAAGTTCCGCCCTGAGTTCAATCAATATCCAAATGAAACGCTTGCAATGCTGGCTGGCATGGTTGCGCAGATGAATGTGTCTATCGTTGATGAACTTTCTGAGCTAAAGACATATGTAGTGAACCAATTAATTCATTCTGTAGAAGCCGCTAAAGATGTAAAGACTAAAGTTACTGCACTTAGGACTCTAGGTGAGGTAGATGGAGTAGACGCATTCAAAAAACGTACAGAAGTTACTCTCAAAATCCAAACTATTGAAGAAGTTGAGGCCGAACTCATAAATTTACTTGACCAAGTAGAGACTAAATATATAGATGTGGAAGCAAAAGAGGTGTTTGACGAGGTAAAAGACAACGATGAGTGAGCTCAAACTCACCCAAGAGCAGCTATTTAAACTGCGAATAGTGGTAGAAAACCCTAAAACTCCACTTCAAATTAAGCGAAAAGCGAAGGATTTACTGGAGAAATATGATGAGTTTCTTACCCAAGCAAGAGGAAAACTATCCTTTTTGGACTTTGTTAAACATGTGTACCCAGGCTACAAAGTCGGGCCTCACCATCTCAAGCTGGCTCAGATTTTTGAAGACATTGCTGCGGGAAAGAAAAAACGCGTCATTGTTAATATTGCTCCACGACACGGTAAGTCTGAGCTCATATCCTACCTCGCGCCAGCATGGTTCCTCGGTAAGTACCCCCAGAAAAAAATTATTATGGCATCGCACACAGCGGATCTTGCTGTTAACTTTGGTCGTCGTGTTAGGAATCTGGTCGGTTCAGAACCGTATAAAAACATTTTTCCGCAAGTAGAATTGCAAGCCGATAGTAAATCAGCATCACGATGGGGGACTAATTTTAATGGTGAATATTTTGCTATTGGTGTGGGTGGCGCACTTGCTGGTCGTGGTGCCGACTTGTTTATTATTGACGACCCTCATTCCGAGCAAGAAGCAAAAACTGGGAGAGCTGAAGTATTTTTGCCTGCTTGGGAATGGTTTCAGTCTGGGCCTATTCAGCGTCTTATGCCTGGCGGAGCAATTATTGTAGTGATGACAAGATGGTCAAAGCTAGATTTGACTGGTCAGATTGTAAAACAGATGGAGCAAAACGACACTCAGGGAGATATAGTTGAGCCATGGGAAGTAGTTGAGTTCCCCGCTATTAAAGATAACGGCGAATCTCTTTGGCCTGAGTTTTGGCCTGTTGAGGAGTTACTAGCTAAAAAAGCAGTATTAGATATTAGGTATTGGAATGCTCAGTTCATGCAGAACCCAGTATCAGAAGAAGGTGCGTTAATAAAAAGAGAGTGGTGGAATATATGGGATAAAGATACCCCGCCACAATGCGAACATATAATCATGTCGCTTGACGCAGCCCAAGAATCTAACAACCGTGCGGACTACAATGCGCTTACAACGTGGGGAGTATTCTTTAACGAGGAAGTTAATAACTACAATATTATTCTTCTCAACGCGATTAAAAAACGCTTAGAGTTTCCGGAGCTAAAGAAGCTTGTACTTGATGAATATAAAGAGTGGCAACCGGATGCGTTCATGGTCGAGAAAAAGTCCAACGGGGCTGCGCTTTACCAAGAGCTCCGCCGTATGGGTATACCGGTCCAAGACTTTACACCAGGCAAAGGCCAAGATAAGATTGCGCGCGTTAATGCCATTTCAGATTTATTTTCAGGTGGGGTTGTCTGGGCTCCGAGTCATAGATGGGCGAAGGACGTTATAGAGGAATGTAATGACTTTCCGAGCGGAGTAAATGACGACTTAGTGGACTCAACTACCTTAGCTCTGTTAAGATTTAGGCAAGGTGGATTTATACGTCTACCAAACGACGAACCAGAAGACGATTTTCTGTACAAATACCGCAAAAAGGCAGCGTACTACTAAGGACAAATTATGGCAATAGATAAAGCACTATATCAAGCCCCTCAAGGTATTGACCAACTAAGTGAACAAGAACCACATGAGTTGGAGATTAGTATTGAGGATCCAGAAGCGGTAGAAATTGGCATCGATGGTGAGCCTATTATGCGGATGGAGAAAGAAGAAACTCCCCCTGGATTTAATGATAACTTAGCTGAACACCTTGATGATAATGTGTTAAATAGTTTAGCTAGTGAATTAATAGCAGATTTTGAGAGCGACGTTAATGCAAGAAAAGACTGGATCCAAACTTATGTAGATGGTTTAGAACTTTTAGGTATGAAGATAGAAGAAAGAGCTGAACCATGGGAAGGCGCTTGTGGAGTCTATCACCCACTATTAGCAGAAGCAGTTGTTAAGTTCCAAGCTGAAATTATGATGGAGACGTTTCCCGCAGCGGGGCCAGTTAAGACTCAGATTATCGGTAAAGAAACCCCTGAGAAAAAAGCCGCAGCTGAACGTGTCCGAGACGACATGAACTACCAGATTACTGACGTGATGAAAGAGTTTAGACCTGAACATGAAAGAATGTTATGGGGATTAGGACTTGCTGGTAATGCGTTTAAGAAAGTATATTTTGACCCATCGATGCAAAGACAGGTATCTATATATGTACCAGCAGAAGATGTAGTTGTGCCATACGGCGCTTCAAGTCTAGAAGATGCTGAACGTGTAACTCATGTAATGAGGAAGAAAGAAAATGATGTAGTAAGACTACAGCATGAAGGCTTCTATAGAGACGTTGATTTAGGTACACCTGTACAAGTCATGGATGAGATCGAGAAAAAGATCGCCGAAAAGATGGGGTTCCGCGCGACTACAGATGATAGATTTAAGTTATTAGAGATGCACGTCGATCTAGATTTGCCTGGGTTTGAACATGAAGGTGATGATGGAGAAGTAACAGGTATTGCACTTCCTTATGTAGTAACAATAGAGAAGGGTACTAGCACCATCCTTGCAATTCGTAGAAACTGGAGACCAGAAGATGAAACACATCGCAAACGCAATCACTTCGTACATTACCCATATATTCCAGGATTTGGGTTCTATGCTTTTGGTCTTATCCACCTTATCGGTGCTTTTGCCAAGTCTGGTACTTCTCTTATACGTCAATTGGTCGATGCTGGGACACTTTCTAACTTGCCCGGTGGTTTCAAATCACGCGGTATGCGAGTTAAAGGAGACGATACCCCAATCGCGCCTGGAGAATGGCGAGACGTGGATGTACCTTCCGGATCAATGCGCGATAACATGTTGCCGCTACCTTATAAAGAACCAAGTACAGTATTATTCCAACTGTTCCAGAACATAATTGAAGAGGCTCGCGTATTTGCCGGATCCGCAGATATTAGTGCTTCAGACATGAGCGCGAATGCTCCTGTTGGGACTACATTGGCTATTTTAGAAAGAACTCTTAAAACAATGAGTGCGATACAAGCTCGTATTCACTATTCAATGAAGCAAGAGTTTCAACTTCTAAAAGATATTATTAGGGACTATGCCCCAGAAGAATATGAGTATGAGCCAGTTGAAGGTAGTAGGATGGCAAAACAGTCTGACTACGATATGGTTTTTGTTCTGCCTGTGTCTGACCCTAATGCCGCTACCATGGCGCAAAAAGTTGTACAGTATCAAGCAGCATTGCAGCTTGCTCAGACTGCCCCACAGTTGTATGACTTACCAATACTACATCGCCAGATGCTTGATGTAATCGGCATTAAAAATTATCAGAAGCTTGTTCCGTTGCCAGAAGATATGAAGCCGCGTGATCCAGTAACTGAGAATCAGAATATCTTGTCGCAAAAACCTGTTAAAGCGTTTGTTTATCAGGACCATCAGGCGCACATATTAAGTCACCAAGCTTTAATACAAGATCCACATATTGGCCAATTGTTGCAGTCAAACCCACAGTTAGGCCAACAGATCCAAGCGGCTTTAACTGCGCACGTATTTGAGCATTTAGGTATGGAGTACCGTAAGCAGATCGAACAAAGAATGGGTCAGACTTTACCCCCAATACCTGATGATGCAGATGAAGAAGAAAAGGGAATGTCTCCAGAAATGGAGATACAAGTCTCCAGAATGGCGGCTCAAGCAGCTCAACAGATGTTGCAGCAACACCAACAAGAAGCTCAACAGCAACAGAATCAGCAGACTGCCCAAGATCCAATCATTCAGTTACAGCAACAAGAGCTTCAGATAAAAGCCCAAGAGCAGCAAAGAAAAGCCCAGAAAGATCAGCAAGACTTCCAGCTTAAGCAGATGCAGCTTCAGATTGAAGAAAAACGGATTACGGCCCAGCAGGAAACTGAAGGGGCTAAGATGGCAATTCAAGCTCAGCTTGCTAAGAGTAAAGAGCGTACTTCACAAGAAGCTGAAGGCGCAAGAATGGCTATCGATGTAAGTAAAGCCCGTGAGCAACAAGCTCACCAAAAAGAAGTAACACGGATGCAAACAGATGCACAGAAAGAATTAGCAACAAAACAAATGAACCAAGCACCTAAAAAGGAAACTAAATGATTGACGGCGAGTCAGCATTAAACCATGTAGCGCGACAGCTAGATGAAAAAATTCTACAACTTCAAGAGGCTTTAGCAGACGGACGTGTTGAAACTTTTGATGAATATAGAAAAGTATGCGGAGAAGTTAAAGGTCTACTTACCGCACGAACATACATAACAGACCTAAAACGGAATATGGAGCATGATGATGAATAATGTAATAGATATTAATAAGGCGATAGATTTACGCGCAATTATGAAAGATTCAGAAGATAAGGCTAAGCAATTACCTAATCCTATGGGGTATCGTATTTTATGCGCAATCCCTGAATCGGAAGAATCCTTTGAAAACGGTATTCTTAAATCTGATGAAACAAGACGACATGATGAATTATTAACAACAGTCCTTTTTGTAGTAAAGATGGGGCCTGACTGTTATAAAGATCCTGAGCGTTTCCCAAGTGGGGCGTATTGTAAGGAAGGAGATTTTGTTCTTACAAGACCTAATGCTGGCACACGTTTAGTTATTCATGGGCGTGAATTTCGTTTGATTAATGATGATTCTGTAGAGGCAGTCGTACAAGACCCTCGTGGAATCAGCCGTAAGTTCTATTAAGGAGGGTATATGGCAGAAAATTATAAGTTTCCCGATGAAATCGAGGAAGATAACAACGTAAGTTTTGAAGTGGAGGGCGTTGACGAGATTGAAATTGATATCGTTGATGACACTCCTAAAGAAGACCGGAATAGAAAACCTTTAGATTCAGAAGCAAAAGACCAACTTGAAACTTTGGATGAGTCTGAAGAATATTCTAAGAATGTAAAAGAGAAATTTTCACAGTATAAGAAGGCTTGGCATGAAGAAAGACGCGCAAAAGAAGCTGCTTTACGTGAACAACAAGAGGCTTTAAGGGCTGCTCAAGCTATTTTAGATGAGAATAAACGCCTACAAAGTCAATTAAGAAGCGGTGAAAAAGAAATAAACTCTAACTATAAATCAGCCGCAAAAGCTGAGTTAGAGAAAGCTAAGAAAGACTATAAAGACGCTTATGATTCTGGCGACTCTGATAGACTTTTAAAAGCCCAAGAAGACATGGTAAAAGCACAGATTAAACTAGATAAGTCAAAAAAGTTTAAAAATACTGTACAAAATGACCAAAACAATGTAAAAATACCTGTACAGCAGCAACAACCGCAGGTCCAACCACAAATGGACCCTAAGTTTGCTCAATGGGTGTCACGAAATCAGTGGTTTGTTAATCCGGAAAAAAGACGGATGAGATTATACGCTGAGGCATACCATGAGGAGTTGCAAAGTCAATATGGCGCAGGTTTTATCGGTACAGATGAATACTATAAACGTATTGACGATGAAATGAAAACTAGGTTCTCGGATGAACTTGGTGGGGCGGTAAAAAACGATGAGGATAAACCTCAGCGTACGCAAAAACTAAGCACGGTAGTAGCCCCTGCTAAACGGAGTACAGCGTCTAAAAGAATTGTGCTTACTAAATCA